CAATAACCTAGTTTCATTGCCAACAAAACTCGATGTTTTAAATATAGCTTGCCAAAAATACTGCCATGTTGGTAACCATCTGGATGCGGAGACTCTAATGCTGATTTACCTGCAAATCTAATATTCCAAATTGATGCAGACCTATTGGTTGCAAACATATCTGCACTTCTGCGTTTCCACAAAAGAATCCCGTCATCAAAATCAACATCAAATAAATGATGCAGCTCTTCAGTTGTTAACTTTTGTTTCTGGTTGGACATCATTGATTTTTTTCTCCAAGATTGGGGCAACCAAGTATTCAGGACAAGTCTGAGTGAACTGGCATCTAGGTTTTTGACAAGGTTCAGCATGGAAGTTGTCTGGGTTTTGGCAAAAATAGCGATATTTCTCATCACAGCCATGTAGCATAAAAGCTACAAATACAAGTAAGTACTTCATTTACCAAGACCAACCTTTCCAAGTAGAAGATTAACAATTCTGTCAGACAGATCATCAGGTAAGAACTTCAGAAAACCTAAGAAGTACAAAGCCACTACCCCGTAAACGAAGATTTTGAGGCATAGATCAAAGGTCTTTTGATACTCATTCACCGACCACACCTTCTTGTTGCTTCACAGAATGTCATCAACTCATTGACACCAATAAAGACTAGAAACAAAACAAAGCAGATTCCACCTATTGCCAAGCCAATCTCTAGTTGTTCTTGCTCTTTCTGCTTGGCTTCTTTCTCTGCCTTCTTTAATGCACTTATCTCTTTGGCATCTGCCAAGTCCATCTCTGCTTGACGGGCTTTAATCTTGTTCCAAACGTCAATCTTTCCTGTCTGCATGAAGAGCATCTTTAACTCTTCCTCAAACGCTCTGGCTTGCTCTAGTGCCATCTCAATCTGCAAAGCCGTACCCATGTTTGAGCCTTTGCCAGACTGTTTAGCCTGAAGCATGGCTTTTGTAGCTACAGACTTAGCGTCAAATAGCTTACCAATCATGGGCGCAAGTGAGCCTAGGTCATTGGCAACATTAGCTGCCTTCTTGACCATCGAAATAGCTGACTGTATGCCAGCTAAAGCGGTCATGGGGTCTATAGGTATCATTTCTTTCTCTCCCACTTAATGCAAACAACCCTTCGGTTGTAAACATCACCAGTCCAAGTCCACTTAATACATCGGTACTCTATGGTTGCCGCCAAGAGAAAGGCGATCACGGAAATGCCCAAATAACAATATAACTACAGAAAATTACAAAACAAAGAATGAGGACTGCTACTGAGATAGCAAACAGCCCGTCTTTCATTACTCAGCCATAGTAAGTTGTGAATCCCCAACTTCTTTAGCAGCAGCGGGTACTGTAAAAGACTGAATAAATGCCGATCTAGTTGGAGCATCCATTAACTTCATCATTGAAGAAACAAACTCATTTGTTCTACCTTTTGGTATTCCAACAGTCATAAACTGAGCTAAAGCACCTGGGTTCATCATCAACTCAGCCATCTGCCTGTTGTAAGCCTCTGCATTACCTCTTTGTAAATATTCAACAGCCGCCTTCATTACTGTATATGTTCTGTTTAACAGTTGGGGGGCTTCTTTTAGAATTTCAGGGCCACCAATATCAAGCGCACTAACTTTTCTTGCAAGTTCTTTTGCTTTTGAATCACGTTTTAGGTCTGCCAATACGTTGTTTACAGAAGCAACTTCTTTAGGGGTCAAAACATCTGACAACTTATCAAACCTTGGAATACCAGTGGATTTTTTAATTGTTCCCGCAGCATTCTCAACGGCAGTAGCAAATTCACCAGCAGATTCTTTACCCAAAGGTGTATTTAAACTCTTAGACAAGTAGTCTCCAACTTCCATGCGATTAAGTTTTTTACTATAAGCAGCATAAGAAGTAAGATATTTACTCCACAATCCATCAGATGACTTATTCAATGACGCATCAATAAATTGTTTTGCACTGCCCAAGGCTTTAGCCGCTTGTTGGGGAATTCCACCAGAAGCATATTGCTCACCAAGATTAAGCATTTTTGCGACATCTTGATTGGATATTTTTCTAATATTTTCGTATACATCACGGCTATTTAACAAACCATTTTCATCAGCCTTAGAAACAACTTTATCTCTAATACCTTGCAAAACAGCTTTACTTTGGTCAGATACAGTCCCACGAATGGCTTTGTCTAGTTGGTCTGTTAAATCAGATGCACGTAATGGAAAGAATCCATTTTGTTCTAAACTGTTAAGTTGGAATTGTTTTAATTGGGCTTCACCACGCAATGTTCCTGCAAGTTCTTTGTATGCTTTTGCACGACCTGCCGCTTCTGACGCAATGTCACCCGCAGACAGCCAACCAGGTTGTCCTTTTGTTGCCACAGCTTGTTGAAGTGTTGCCGCTAAACCAGTCATACCAGATGTTTGTTCGGCAGCCGCCAAGCTATTAAACTTATCTGAAATCTCTTTTTCTAACTTGGTAAAGATAGGCCCTGCAAGATTGGTTTGTTCTAATGCTGCCTCACGCATTGGCGTTGTTACTTCTTCTCTTTTTGCAATTACAGCAGCTCTCTGAGCCTCTGTGCCAGCAACAGATTGAATCTCTCTTGCCCTAGCCGCTTGTTGTTCTACCAAACGCTCTTGAAACTGACCTGCTACTTTTGCTTTACTAGCAAGTTTACTTTGCGCTGCCGCAAGTTCAACTGCTGAAGGAATATCAGAAATTGCTTGTGCCACAGTTGGTCGAGAACCACTTACTAATTCTTTAGCATCACGCAATGCTTCAATTACTTTTGTTCGATCAGGCCCAGCAAGTTCATTCAATTGCTTTTGCATGAACTCCTGACGACCAGTAGGCGTGAGTCCTTTTAGTGTATTTAAAAGACCTCCAACAGCCTTTACGCCACCTTCAACAACAGGGCCAAGAACAAAACCCGTAGCCATTTGCTCTAATTTACGTTCAGCAAACTGTTCCACAGGAGCATTTACTGGTTGCAAAGCACTTAAAGCCGCACCAGTGCTTCCAGATCGGGCTATGTTAGCCATTAAACCTGCACCTTGAAGTGGTGCTTGTGTAACACCAACTAAACGATTTACAGGGCTTATAACATTACCAAGCGTCTGGTATGGGTCAAAACCACTACTACCAACTCTTGCACGACCTTCAGTGGTTGCTTGCTCAACATCACTAACAAGTTGGGTTGCGCCTCGCTTAATATCTTGACCAAACAAACCCGTACTTGCTAACAACTGATTAACAGCCAACGCAGGGTCTACTACCGCACCCTTGATTGTTCTGGCGATAGGACTACCAGCACCAAACATCAACTCCAAGTTTGATACGGGTGTTGTTTTAATACCAAGTTGTGTATAAAAAGTGTCTTTTGGTATGTCTGAATAAAATTTTGAATGAAAAGCATCAGCCAACTGAGTATCAGTCATGTCTGAATACTGAGGATATTCCTTACGAATTTCAGCAATCGTAGCCATAAAAACTCCTTAACGAATACCCAATGGGTCAGACTTATTTTTTGCAGGTTGAGCAGCTTCACCTTTAAGGTAACGCCTTGAAAGATTATCCAAGATAGCCAAGTTTGCCTCTTTTGTCATACCTTCGCTACCCAAAGAATCCAAATATGTTTTCAATTCAACATTGGAGTTAAGTTGTTGAGCACTCATGCCTGTAGCTTCTTTTACAGCATTTAGCAATTGCAATCGGATGCTTTTTAGTTCATCACGTTTTGCTTGTTCTTTTGTACCAAATACACGACCACCCATTTGACCAACAGTTCCTGTTTGCAAAGATGTAACTAAGTTTGCAAGAGGGCCTTTTGATGTGCTTGTTATTCCACCCATTTTGGCTAAATCTTTGACCAAGGTTTCTGCTGTAGAAATTGTATCTCCCAAAGCCAGTTGGCCTTCTTCAACCTTTTCTGCTTTCTCTTGAGCCTTAAGAACTGCTGGACTAGGGCCTTTAAGAGATGCAGTTAATTCTGCTATATCTCTTTTGGCTTGCGCTTGCAATTGAGCAATTTGTAAAGCAGTAGCACCTTGAACACGAGCCGCTTCAATCTTGGCATCAGCCGCAGTTTTAGCCGCTTCAATCCTAGCTTGATTAGCCGCATCTGATGTTGCAGTTCTAGCTAATGTGGCCTCTGTTCTACTTGCGGATGCAGTCAAAGCCGCAATAACTCTATCTGGAGAACCATACTTAGTTAAAACCGCAAGAATGTCATCTTGTGTAGCACCTTGAGGCAACTTAGACAGTTCATCACGCAATTGCTTCTCTTGGTCAATAGACAGTTGAGTCTTAGCCGCAGTAGCCAAGGATGCAGTTTCTGCCGCCCGTCTTTGTTGTGTTTGAGCCATCTCACTCTGTGCTTGACGAGCATATTGAGCCAATGCCATAGCACCTTGTTGGTCACCAGATTGTGCCAACATCTGAGCGCCTTTTAAGATTGACTCAGGATTAGATTGGTCTATCTGTTGAGCAATAGCATTGCGAGTGCTAATCATCTTCAATTGCGGGTCTTCAACACCCAAAGCACCACCAATGGCAGTACCAAGACCTCTAGCACCCGCATAGGTCATTGCTGCACCACGAGCAGCAGGGTCTAGTTGAGCAAGGGTAATACCTTCTTGCAAAGCACTTCTACGCTGTTGCTCACCATACATTTGTGGGTTCATTCCAAACAAACCCGCTACGATATTTTCTGCCATGATGATTCCTTATAAGAACAAGCCAAGGTCTTGTCTGCCGTAATAGTTACCAGTACCAAATGTAGTTGCTGGTGCGCTCATAGCAGTTGTTGCTGGAACACCGCTAAACATTCCACCTACCACCTGACCGAAAGCATCAGAAGCGCCAACACCACCTAATAATGTGGCATAAGGATTGGTTGTTGCAGCTCTGCCAGTTGCCAAGGCAACACTTTGTTCAGCACCACGAAGTCCTAATTGACCAACATTAGCACCTGCTTGAGCAGTTTGTTGGGCAAGTCCTGTACTCATTGAGAAAGGTTGTTGTCCCAAAGCCTCAAGTCCAGTAATCTGTCCCATAGCAGTTGTGTAAGGCGCATAAGCCTGTTGCTGACCCGCATAATACTGACCCATTGTCTGTGCGCCAGTACCAAGCAATCCCGCACCAAATGCGACATTCTGTTGGCCATACTGTTGAGCATTAGCCGCCAATTGAGCCTCTTGTTGCGCTCTAGCGTTATACAGAGCTTGCAACTCAGGAGTGGTAGCACCCATAGTACCGCCTTGAGCTACAGAAAGACCACCACGACCTTGTTGTTGCAGTCTGTTTTGCAGATTAGCAAGTTCAGTCTCACGACCAGGTTGCAACAAAGCCATCTGCTGATTGAGATAGTTCTGTGCAACATCTTGAGGGTTTTGAGCCAAATACTGATTGCCTAAACCAAACAAACTTTGTGCGCCTGTTTGTAGAGGAGCAAAGGCTTGCTGTGCGCCTTCAGCTTGTTGAATACCAGATTCAGCTAACCTAACAAATCGATCTTGTGCATTCTTAGCTTCAGGGCTTAGTGTGTATCCTGCGCTAGTCAATTGCCCTGTTACGGGATCAAAACCAAACTGAGAAGCACCAAACCTAGTAGTCATTCCAATAGGTCTGAACTGAGCCGCTTGTTTGGCAGCAGCAGTCTCTCTATCAATCATAGCTTGCGCTTTTTGAGCCGCTTCACGGGATGTCTGTTGTTGGAGCAGACCCGCACCAGTTTGTGCAGTAGATTGGAATAAAGCCGCAATTTGAGCCGCAGTTAAACCTGATTTTAACAAGTCAGTAACAGGAGGGATAACTGTCGGAGGAATTACAGGTGGCACTACAGGAGGTACAACTGGAGGCACAACGGGTGGTACTACAGGAGGAACAACGGGTGGTACTACAGGCGGCACTACAGGTGGAACAATGGGTGGTACAACAGTAGGAGTTAGCAAGCCAGGTATAGTTGCAGGTGGTGTCCCTGCTAAAGCACCGCCTCCTATAGCTAAATCTTGAGCAGTTAATGCCGCAATTTGAGCCGCTGTCAAACCAGTTGCGCCAACAGTAGCATTAGCTAAAGCCGCATCAAATGCAGGAACTCCTGACAAAACACCCTCGCCTAAAAACGCTCCATTACCAATAGGCAAACCAAAAGCAGGGTTAAATGCCCCACCCGCCGCTGTAAAAGCTGTATCAAAGGCTGGAATACCTGAAGCGACGCCCTCACCTAAGAAAGCACCATTTCCTATTGCAGGAGCACCAGCCGCACCTGCATTCAATAAAGTTGGCAATCCAAAGAGTACAGCCGCACCTAGTGCAAACTCTTTTAGACCACTTTTAACTTCTTGTTGAGTGCCAGTTTTCTCTACTTCACCAGTAGGTGTGTATTGGGTATACGCTCCACCTGCCCTGTTATCAGTAGCTTTGTAGGTAATAACATTCTCAAGTCCACCAATTTGCTGATCCATGCCAGAACCAGTAGTTTGATATACAGGTTGAACAATAGTGTCGCCAAGGGTAATAGTCTGTCCTTGAGGAACTGTAGCCGCAGCACGAGCCGCAACCGCACCTTCATCTAAGCCAACAGCTTGAGCCATTTGAGCAGGAGAAACTCCATAAGTCTCCATAGCCGTGACGATCTCGGCATCAGTCATGCCTGGATTAGCAAGCAGAAAATCTACAATTTGTGCGCTAGTTACAGCCATGATTGCTCCTTATTGTGGCTCAACAGGCCAAGTAATAGTCCAAGGGAAACCACTTTGCAAAGGAATATCTCTCAATGCTTGGCAGTAGTCTTTCCACTCTTGTGATGGAGTCATATCGCTACGAAATCTCCAATCAGTTTCTGTCAGTTTATCATCACGGGTCTGACGAACACTCTTAGCCTGTTCAGCATCTTTCTGAGCCTTATAAGCAGTCTCTTGTTCAGCAGCAGTAGTAGTTACACCATCAACCACTTGGTCAATGAAGACAGGGCCAAGAACATACTTTGTGTACCACTTGCCATCAATCTGCTCAACACCAGAGGCTTGAGAGTATTGGTAAACAGTACCACCTGTAGCTTGTGGGCCTTCAAAGACTACATCAGCACCCAAAGCCTCTAAGACTTCAGTTGTTGTTATGTCCCATGATGGGCCACCATTGGCTTTTGTGTATGCACGAAATTCTGCTTCGTACATTACTTGTCCTGATTGTGTTCTGATTT